ATTAGTGTAGAATTCAGCTTTAGCGTTATAGTGAGAAGTTACCCTTTTATCTAAATTAGCAACTCCTACAGCATTTACATCAAACATAACTCCTAAGATTCCACTAGCTTCTACTACTTTCTTAGAAGAATTTTTTACATGAATTTTAGAAACATCTTCAAAAGCATATTCAGTACCAGAACCTTGCCAATATGGTACAGTTTCATGTTTTGGAAGGGAAGTTAATTCCTTATTAAATACATTACTCTGCAGGAATACATCAACTGCACTGCTAAAATCACTTAGAAGAACAACGGTAACATCTTCAGCAGGTGTGAACCTTTCTTTACCTCCTATGTTAAATAGTGTAGAAATCTTACTCATTCTATCCTTATATAAGGAAATCATATAGCTAGAGAATCTGATGAAATCAGGATTTAGAATTGCTTCATTCACTGTCAATTGTTCATCTTGAACTTTGTTTGCGTTGTATAATGCCAGAAGGTTAATAGCTTTTGTTCCTGTTTTGGTCAAGTCTAAAGTTGCAGTATCTTCATCATATAAATCAGCGAATAGTGTTTCTGCGGTCATGTTGTTAATTGCTCTCATTACAAGGTTATCAAGTCGAATTGTCATAGCTTTCTCTACAGCGTTGAATATCATGCTTAGGAATCCGTTCAACTGTTCTTTATTGGAGAATGATTCTTTTACCTGCAACTCTGTAAAGCTAATAGGTACTTCAAAAGTAACTTTACTATTAAAGAATTTAGCTGATATTGTTGGCTGATAGAATACATCTTGATTATAAGTTTGTCCATCTACTAAGTTCCAGCTTTTATTTTCAATTGCTTCAGGAATATCTGCAGTGATTTTTTCTAGAATTGAGCCATATTCCCATGAATCTCTAAGTACAGATGGCACATTTCCTTTATAAACCCTATCATCAAAAACAACTTTCCCAATATGATTAACTAACTTCTTTACATAGTTATCTAGATTATTAGTTGAAATAATCTCTTTACCAACATCAACAATATTGGATAAATCTTCCTGAACAATTACACTTTCTCCCAATATCTCTTCAACTGTAGTATTTACTAACTGATATACTTGTTCTACCTTCATTTTGCTCACTCCTTAATAAATTTTATAAAATAAACTGCCTATAACATCAGCAACGTTGTGGAACACTTCATCAATGATTAAATTCCTTTTAATAAATCTTATTAACCGTTCTGCTTCCAATACTCTACTATTCTGCAATCCTGTAACTTCTTTTGTAATGGTTCTTTCGTCGCTTCTAGTTCCTTCATTCTCTGTTAAATCTGCTCTTTCTATGTTTTTTACAGAATTATCAACCATTGATTCAGAATTATATCCAGAAACCCTATCTAAATCTTCACTTGTTGTTTCTGTACTGCTAGATGAAGAAGTTGCTTCACTCCCTTCATGGCGTTCTGTTGTGGTCATGGAATATGTTTCTAATGGCATATCTTGAGTGTAAAGTTCGTATAACCTTGACCATGTATCTCCATATTTTATAAGTAACATTTTTGCTAAAGTGAACATATTAGAATCAGTAACTCCTCCATCACTCATAATACTTGCAGTTACAGGAGAAATAGCTTTCATTCCATGAAGTCCTATGAATAGTTTATCCATAGTTTCAATTTCCATAACAGGAATGAATGGAAGTTCTTCTAATTCATTCATGTAATAGAATATTCCTTTACCATCTACCTTTAAATCACGTATTAACATTTATAACTCTCCTTTGAAATCCTTCATAACTTCATTATAATCTATTCCACTCAATTTAGCAATTAATATTGTCTGTTGTGCTATTGTAGAATTCAGCTTATTGATTGTTGGCTCTAATCTCATTAAAACATATACAGCTATAAATATAGGGAATCCTACTGCGGAAATAGCTTGAGTCCATGCTTCCATAGAATCACTCCTTATAAATCATAATCTTGTCCTGTGAGCATCATTTTAATAAGTCGTTCGGCTCTTCCTTTTACCTGTAAATACCATTTAGAGTTTTTCATTTCTTCCGCAACCTTCTGATAATTTTCTAGTTCTAGTTGACGAATCATGTTCTTGAATCCAGCGAATCCTGCACTTCCTAAATTGAATCTCATATCAATAATAACTTTCTGCCTAACCTCATCTAAGAAGTTGAACCATCTATAATTATTTTCAAGCTCCGCTTTAATAACCCTAATATCATTATCCAGCATATATAGCGCTTCTTCCTGTGTTATATGTCTAACTTGTAAAATGTCTATTACTTCTTGTCTAGTTAGTTCATAAGTTCCTAGAAGTCTTTTCTTTTCAAACTCATAAAGTCCATTATCCTCTAAATTCCTACCTACTCCAATAGTCCATTTACCTGCTGAACATTTGTATGGTTTTAGACAAATACCTTCATGAAGAATTAGTTGCTCTTGTATGCTATGTTTCATCATCTTCCACGACCTCCAATTCTTCATCTGAATTGTCTAGTACTTCTTCTCTTTCTGCCCAACTAGAAGAAAATTCTACAGTTATAGAAGTTCCATACATATCATTAATTTTCTCTACAGCTTCTTGCCTACAATATAGCATATTATCAACTAATGGATAAATACTACTAGTATTCATTTCTACCTCTGGCTTGATTAATCTTTCTCTTTTCATGTTGAAGTTAGAATTAAGTCCTAATTCATTATATAAACTTGCTTTAATATATTGTTGAAGTTCAATTAAATCAATTAACCTAGTAGAATTAGACTCATAAGTTGATTTTGTTTTTAAAGATTCATAAAGTCGGTTCTCCATGATATAACCAATATTCCCTGCTTCTAAACCTTTTAAATATTGTTTAGCACTCTCTGCAGTATTATCATCGCTAACTGATATTAAATTGTTCACTCTTTTATTGATAGTACTTAGAATCATTGTAATCTCATTTTCATTCAGGATAGTTGCATACTTTGAAATAAGAGGAATTAATCCCTGCCGCATATCATCATTATTAATTAAAACTCCATCTTTTTCTAGGTTTAGAGTTTTATTAAAATTTAAAGCAGGATTAGCTATAACTATTTCAGTATGTTCTCCATATACTCCTGGCTTTCCTCCTAACCCTCCTGTGAAGGCATATAACTTTCCTTCATGTTCTGTTATGAAGGCATATCCCTGAACCTGTAGAAGTCGCTCTAATTCTTTCTGTGGTATAGTTTCAGGTAATCCTTTATATTCAAACATCTGCAAGGTTCTTGCTAACATATATCGAATGAAGTTATCAACGTTTTCTACTTTATTTCTAAAATCATAACTATAGAATTTACCCATTGGTAACCCTCCTTAATTCTATTTTACCATAAAGAGAAAGATTAATCAAGCCAATTGTCAGAATTTTGTCAACTTATAAACTTCTAGCTATGTTTAGATAATTGTTTATAGCATCGCCTACCTCATTATTTTGATAGAATACTTTATCTACTTGAAAGAAGTATAGAATCTTTTTCATAATCTCATTTGTTGGTTTAAATATACTTCTATTCCAGTTCATTTTGTGGCTATGTTCTAATGAATAAATAATATCATTATCCTCATCTTGTAGTGGAGTAGTTTTAATATGAATATAGGTAAACATTTCTCCATCTTTTTCCACTATCTCACATTGATATATGTTACCATCAAACAGAATGAAGTAAATGAATACTATATCTTTAGGTGTAAACTTTACAGGACAATGAGGATATATGTCTAATTCCCAACTTCCCTCTGTAATCATCTTTAACTTAGGATTGTCAAAAGCGAAATAAACATCAGAATCCTTGCTATTGTTTAGTGATGAGCAATATTCTACAGCAACTGTTAGAGGAGAGTTTCCATAAGTATAAACATCTATACTCCCCTGCTTCATTTTTTGTATATGAGTTAAACCCATCTCTGTGAAGTATGGACAATATTTATTAACTGTATTTCCTAGCATGAATATCTTAACATCATTTCTTTGCCTTACAATAGTACTTATTGTATTCATGAATAGAACGAATTCATCTGGCAGGTATGCTCCACGTGTTAGGAATTCATCAAACAGAATAGTCTTGATTCTAGGGAATGATATACTTTTATTATGTTCTGTAGCACTTAAAGCAAAAGCATGAGCGAATAAATCTGTTTCAATGTTATATATTGGCTTCCCTTGTTCATCATAGTTACAGAAGTAGAATTTTCCTGCATAATAATGAATTCCTTCATATTCTCCATTACTTAACTTCTTAACTTCTCCATTTTCTAGAATAGCATTGAATATTCCACTTGCTCTGTGTCCTCTTACATCTTCCTGCCACCTGCGAATAATTGCTAGTTCTCCTCCATTACCATTAAAATATTCATTTATAGCATACTTTAGAACAGAATAAGTTTTACCATTACTTCTTTCTCCGATTATAATGTTATAGATAGCATTATGTCTAAGTATTTTATCTAATGAATAGTACTTTATTTTCTTATTTTTAAATAATCCTTTCTTTTCACTCATTTTAAAACCTCCTTATATTATATATGTTTCTGTCCTTTGTATAAATATCCTGCTTTCAACATATTTAAGAAGTTAACATATTCTCTAGCAAGTGATAGAGTAAATTCAGCTTTCTCTAAATGAATTCCACTTCTTGCTTCTGCTTTACCCTCCTTCCCTCTGTAATCTAAAATCATACATTCCTTTTCTGAATCTATATAAGTATGAGTATTTTTCCCTGTTTGATCAGCAGGAATGAATAAATCATCATTGAACATTTCAAACACTTTAGAATTATCATTGTTGCAAACTTGCTTCATATACTCTAAACCATTCACCTTGCTTAATCCTGCAACTGTTAATTCTAATTCTCCAGTATCTGCATATTCAACTAAATAACGCTTTGCACCTAGAGTTTTAAACCTAGAATAGTGTCCATCAAGTTCCCATAAACCTATAAATTTTTCTACTCCTTCTTTTGTCTTAGGTTTTAGCTTTTCAATAGGTATTTTGTAAAGTGAACACATTTTTTCAAGTTTTTTAATTAGGGTTTTGTCATATGCTTCAATAAAATGTTTATGCTTTTCATAGTTCAAAAACTTGATAGAATCTGTATCAGAATATACATAATCATTTCCCATTGCTATGATTCCATACCATAAGTTTCTTCTGGCATATGCAGTAGTCCATATTCCCCATGGATAGTAAAGGAATCTATTCTTTGATTCATTATAATCTTGAATCTGTTGCTCAATATCAGGTGGATTTATTTCCCAATCATCTGTATATGTTATTTCATCTCTCACAACTGCAGTAACACACATTCCATATACAGAGTTCAACATTCCTTTAGATAGTAGATATTCAACTTCTGAACCTTCAACTCCTTTTAAAATTGTCTTATCCTCATACAGCTTAATTATGCTTTGAATAATTGCATATGGTAAATAACCTTTATAGTACCTGTGAAGGTTAGCAATTTCCATTTTCTCCCATTCATAACATTGTTCTATAATCTCAAAGTCAACCTCTGTTATTGTTGTAGCTAAAACATCAGCTTTCTGAACCCTTCCATTATTTATTAAAGCACCTTCTAATCTCCAGCATTTACTTGCACTTATATAATTCTCCTGTGGTATCTTTGCAATCAGCCCGGTAAATTGAACATCAAACAATAAGCAAAAACGCTTCCTATAGTAATTAAAATCCTTATCCTTAGTTAATTCAGTTGGAATTGCTTTACTCATTGGAAACTGTTCTGATAACATAACTGCAGGATAGGAGGAGTTGAAGTCTATGCTTGTAACATTTTCCAGTACTTTACCTGTATAATTGGCATTAGCATGAGTGAATCCTCCCATAAAAGCACGTGTTAACATTTTATAAGTCTTAGAGTCTAATGTTAAATCTTCCATTAACCTGCGGTAACGAAAATATTTTCCCTTACTTGATTTTTTGTGATTCCTGTCAGAATAATAACACCTATCACGAACAAACCTTCTAACTCTTCCTGTATTAGTCATAGGTATTTTACTAATGTCTTTATAATAATTCATCTGTTCATTAATATAATATAATACAATTACTACATCATTTATGGCATAGTCAATTTCCTCTATTGTTAAAACGGTTTCACTGTGGCGAATAAGTGAATAATCTAGGTTACCTGTTAGCTTCTCTATTTTGTGAGAAACTAGATTTTTAGCTAATCTATCAAGTGAGAACCCACTTAATATATAAGAACATCTAAATTCAATTCCATAAGTTGTAACTGCTTTGATTGGCTTTCTGGCTTCAACTGAAAAGACTTCTTCCCATTCAAGGTATTTTCTCATGAATTGGAATTCATACCCTAGATTATGAACATATATAACTAATCTTCTAGTCGATGATAAATTGAAAAATATACTTAAAGATTGAATCAACTCTATAAATTCTTCCCATGTTCTGCCATGATAAACATAGTTAGAGTCCTTAAAACCAATAGTCCATAAGTACATAAAAGCGAATTTTTCTTCTGGATTGATATAGGTGGAAGTTGATTCAATATCAAAAGCAACTTCTAGATTTAAATATTCTACTTTCTTATTCGTTTTAATAGTAGTATATTCTATTTCAGAAACTTCTTTTAGAACCTGTTCTAATTCTATTCTCTTTAGAAATTGTCCTGTTTTTTTTATCAAGCCTTTCACCTGCCTAGTAAGGTGTAATTTCCTTCCAATTCATTTCAGCACGAACCCAATCAGCTTCATGTTGTGTTTCTATCAATTCGTTGATTTTCTGAATCATTTCCTCAGTCAATTCATCTTCAGCTTGGTTTAAGTCCATTTCTTCACTTTCAACAACTTCATTAACAACTTCCCATATTTTATGATACCCAATAGCACTTGCTGAACCTTCAACATTTCTTAAATACTCATCAACCTTTTCACTAATTCGGAAAAAGTTTTCTAGTTTACCAGGCAACTCTTTAACTGATTTATATTTAACTCCTGTCATCTGTGCTATATCTTGCAAGTGTTTATTAGCTTGTCTAACTAATGAAGTTTTAGAATCTAAAAACCTGTTTAATCTTGCTAGTTCAGCCTGCAATTCATTATAACTCTTTCCTTTTACTCCAAACCTAACTTTCCCTTCTTTAACCCATTGTTGATATGCAGGTAAATTAGTTAAATTGTTCTTCTCTAACCTTTCCAATCTCTTATGAGCAATTTTAGCCTTTCTCTGTATCTCTCTTCTTAACTCTCTAGTCTTTCTTTCTAATTCGGTTAACACTCTTCCAGGCATTTCCTACCTCCTAACTTCAAATAATCTCATAGCAAACTCTTTCTTCTGTTCTGCATCAGCTAAATCATAATAAAGATATAGATATTTAATGTTATTAGCTCTACCTTTCTCAAAAGCATGAATACTTTTTAAATTCTTACCTGTAATTTTACTAAACTCTGTTAATGTTAATCCTAAAACTTCTTTTCTAAAATGATAACAGAATTTGCCAATCTTTTTAATCACTGTCATCCCTCCTTATATTAAGAAGGGGGTTTCCCCCCTCCTGTTTAGAATGTTTCATTATCTTTCTCATTCCACTTTATACCATAGAATGTTCCGTTGTACTTAGAGGAATAATACTCATAAATGGATATTGATACACGGTCATCATTAATCATCTGCACCAATTCATCATCTTCTATAATTTCCCTTACATCATTTACTGTATGAGAAGGTAGATTGATAAAGAATCCATCTGTAGCGACTACAGCACTTTCTCCATATTTAGTTTCATTAACATAGAGCGCTCTAACAGGATATTCCTTATCTTTCCCATACTCTTTATAAAGTTCCTCAAGTTTCCTGTACTCATAACCCTCTGTATTAATTGGATTGAACCTTAAACCTCTGTTGAATCTCTCAAAACCCATTAATATCAACTCCTTAATTTAATTTTTTTCAATTAGACGTTTTTGTTCCTGTTCTCCTACAAACTCCATGAATTCCCTAAACTCTTGTAACTCTTTTCCTAATTCAGCAACTGTACCCTTGAAACAATAAAGTAATCTCTTTTTTGGTTTAGGCAATTCCCTCAAATACATCACTCCCTTCTTCATTGTGTAGTGGTCTAATATAATAATACCATATATTTATTCTGTTGTCAATAGATTCTAGTGTTGTTTACTATACAATTTTTCTACTTTTATCAATTCAACCTTAAAATCTTTATCCTTGTACTCTTCATGAGTATTTATAATTAATTCTGCCTGTCTTAAATGTACCATTGCCGACGCTTTATT